TGTTTGACTATGTCTTTCAAGATATCTATCATAATGCTTTATTATAAAAGATATTTAGATGGAAATCAACTGTTAATTTATTTTTTATCTTACTCTATATACAACCGGATTAAGTTTACCAGGCTTTTGAAATATAGCATAGTTGGCTCCGGGTCTAAACTGACCCATTTCAATAATACCATACCCTGCACGTGTAATCATACGTTTCATAGCATTTTTGGTATTGTAATTCCAATAACCTCTTTGGGCCAATAGAAGATCTTTATCATACAAACAATCTGCATAATGGATAAAACAATAGCCGCCTGGAAGAATTACTCTCCACATGTCTTTAAGGTATTCTTCTATGTGTGATTGTGTCAAAAAAGGAAACACGTCCCAACTAAAAACAAAATTTACACTCTTATCAGGTATTGTACCGCAGTCTGTTCTATCAGTGGTATGAAATCTTAGATATTTGTGATGTTGTTTATTAAATTTTTTCAGTATCCTTGGCCTGCATGTGGTCAACAACTCTAAAAAGAAGTTAAGTCTCCATGCTAAAAAACATTTACTATAGGTTCCATAACCTGGTCCAATTTCCAAACTGTTGTAATAATCTGCTTTTCCACCCATTTTTGCAAAACGTCCTATCTTATTTTTGACTTGTGCAAATAGTAATGTGTCAAATTCACCTTGATGATTGATTGAATCTGTTTGATCAAGGTCTAACTGAAACCATTTCTTTGTTTTGACTATCCTGTTTATTTGAGATTCGTTGTAAGCGTCAACTGACTTTGCTAATTTTTCTAATCTAGTTAGATATTGTGATTTAAACGTCTTCCAATCAACTTCGTCAATTTCTTTAAGTGTTTCTATTGCAAGTTTTAATTGTTCTATACTGATCATGCAGTATTTAAAATTGGAACAGTTTGTTAAATGTGTTTGTGGTTTCTGTGCTTTGTACGTCCCAATTTAGCACACCTATTAAATTATCTATTTTTTGATCTAGTATTGTGGCTTCCATAGCATCGTCATCAAACGGCATTTCTTTGAACCAATCAGGAATACGCATTTCATCAACTGGATAGGCAATTGATGTATACCCTAATGGATTATTTTTAAGTTTACACACAATCACTTTTGCTCCATCTGTAATTGGCATTGAATATCTATCACTATACATCTCTCTACATCTATTCCAGTTTATACTTGCTCTTACATGTCCTGGCATGTTTGCTCGTCCTTGTTTTGTTTCTTTTGCAAGATATTCAGTAACATTGTTTGCTCTTTTTGGTGATCCTTTTTCCCATCCTGGTCTTGATTTAAACTCTTCTCTAAATTCGGATATTCTATCTAGCACTTCTTTTTCATTCTTATTTGTGAGTACCATCATCAGTAGTTCACTTAAAAAGTCCTGCACAAACACTGGAGTATCTGATCTTTTGAGATCAAGGCCCATTGCTTTCATTTTACCTGGCGATCCTGCTGTATCAGTTCTTTCTCCTTCTTTGTCAAAATAAAGCACTGAATATCTTTTCTTGGTTATAAAAAGACCTTTACTTGCAACAAGTTCTCTTCCTGCTTTAATTACATCACCTCTTGTTTTTGGACAATGAAAAGCCTTTGTCATAAACTGTGTGAATGAGCCATTTACTTCGTCTGCAATTTTATCATAGAGATTAATTATGTTTTCTTTTTGCCATGGTATTTTTCCTGACACAATTTCTTTTTGTAAAGGCTTAAATGCACTAAAATAAACAGAATCAGTATCTCCATATATGATTGAATCACCTTTATGATCATAACTTCCTGCAATAACTTCATTAACTTTGGCCGCCATGTGTTTTGTAATACATCTACCAGTTAAAGTGACAGACTGTCCAATTCGAATATCAAAGAATCTACAACCTGGATTTAAGATTGCGCCATACAAACTGTTAAGGTTAATCTTTTTTACAAGTTGCCTTTTGTCCCAAAACTCTCTTTCTATTTCATTGTCACCACACTCGTGCATTTTACGTTGCATTTCTTTTCTTTCTGCGTACCAACGTTTAAGTAGTCCAGGAATAATTGCTTCAAACTCGTATGAGAATATTGTGCCGTTTGCACTCAGCATCCATTGGTTGTTGCTTTCAAACACAAGTTCATACAGTTGACCAGCACTCATCTTAACACTAGTGCCATCCTCCCAATCAACAATAATTTCTGTGCCTTTATCTTGTTTCATTACTGCTTGATACTCCCAACTACCAAATTGATTGTCCCAAGCCGCCGCAAATGATTTCTTTTGATGCCTTGCTCTGTTTATTTCTGCTGATGTGATCACAGGACGTATTTGTCCTACAATACTTTCAGGTCCCATGTTCATGGCACGAATTACACTTGGATATAGACTGTTTATATCGCAACTGCCAATCCAGTCATGCAATCCTTTTTTAGGAGTTGCCACATATGCACCTGCGGCTGTAACTGATTCTCCTTCTGCTCTTCTTACTCTGCCAGGCACAATCATGCCTCTTCTATGTGCTTCATTAACTATTGCTTGTTCGGTCACTGCCACAGCACCCATTGTGGTTTGTAGCAATACAGTATTTTGATGTGCAATTTCATTTGCAAGTTCTATAAATTTTAGTTTCTTTTCAAGTTTTGCCAATAAAGCACAGTCTTGTCTGTTATATTCTATAAACAAACCAAAATCATGATTGTATAAATTATCCAATGATCCTTCGTATACAGTTTTCTTTTCACCAAGTTCGTGTTCGCCAATTGCATCTAATCTATACGAATGTCTTTCTTCATATGTGTATTTTCTGTAAAGTTCTAAAAGATCTAGATGCACTCTGCCAATCAAGTCATAACTTAATTGCTCTCTGCCATACTTTTCAAATGTTCTTCGTTTTGGCTTTTCTCCCCAAAAACAAAGTCTTCTTGTGTCATCACTGCTTAAGACTTTTTGTATTCTTCCTATTGTGTATGGTATATCATAACCTTCGGAGTTCCAACCACTCAAGATATCTGCATCATCAATTAGTGTAAGAAATGCATCAAGCATATCTTTTTCTTTTTCAAACAGCATAACGTTTTCAAAACGTTCTGTGGCCATCTTAGCGCCACTTGTATTCAAAGTTTTTGGTGGTACTGCAAATGTAACCAATTGATCTGTCCAACTCAAATAACAAGTTATTGCTGTAATTGGCATGAAAGGATCATCAGTTGTTGAATATCCTCTTTTTGGATCAAAGTCAACTTCAATATCAAAAAATACAACATTTAGTTTTGGCGTTTCTTTGCCCAAGTAATTTTCCTCCAAACAACGGAATACAGGATTTATATCCTGCTCATATAATTTTTTATTTGATCTTATTTTTTGTTCTTTAATAAACTGTTTGAAAGTAGAACATTGTACTTTTTGTAATTGTTCCCCAAATATACTTCTGTGCTTACCTCTGCTGTCTGGATAATAAAAAACATATCTTGCATCATAATCAACAAACTTTCTTTGTCCTTTTGCGTCACGTTCTACCACACGAACTTTGTCTTCATCTCTTTTATAAAATGCGTCTATGTAACTCATATTACTTTAAGTTTTTTTAAATTACGTATCCAAAAATTGTCTTTGTCTATTTCATATTCGAAGTTTTGTGTAGTAGGATTAACTTGCAATTCAGCGGCTCCGTTTCTTATATGAAATCTTCTTGCCATATCAGTCAGTGGCGACAGTGTGACAACTCTTGTAATTTGATCTTGTTTCCGTGCATGAGCAATCAACTGGTTTACAATCAGTCTTCCTGCTCCACGTTCTTTACTCCACACTGTGTAAGCAACTGCAATGTGACCATCTGGATCAGTAAACCTGTCCAGTTCTTGAGTTGTAGTAGGAACCATTTTTGTGTAAGCAACACAGATTGTGGCCGCTCTTTCTCCTTGGTCATTTAATAATGCATATATTGTTCTACCTGGACTTGTTCGAAACTCCACCGTAAGTTCTGGTCTCACTGGATCTTCTTTTGTATCAATATAATCAATTGTTTTTAGTCTGTATGTCATAATAAAAATACTTTTATGTTACCTATTATGTTCATTATAGTAAACCAACTGGCCAGTACAAGTGTCCAAATTATTCTTCTTCGCCAACAGGCAATAGCCAGTGTGCTTGATCCTACAAGATATACAGGAAACACATATTCCATTATAGGATAAGGAGAAGTAAAAGTCAATATCACAGATCCTGCAATAGTAAATGCTACACTTACAACTTCAAGATAGAATGCTGTCTTATCTGTGTTGTAACTGTTTACCCAAAATTCTTTGAGTAAAGATAGCACTAAATTTTACCTGCGGCTGTTAGGATTGATTCAACAATGTCCATATCGTCTGACACACCTTTGTAGTTGTCTTTGTGTGCAATTGAAATGGCCTTGTTAATCATGGCTGGTTTTAGTTCTAATTCTTCTGCAAGTGCTTTGACTGTGTCTCGAAGTCCACCTTTGAGATCGTCAACTTCGCCAAGAACTTGAGAACCTTGATTAATTATTTGTATTAGTTTTTGTTTTTCTGCTTCATTGAAATTACGCATTGTTTCTCCTTTTAACTATTATACTTTATGATTGTAATAAAAGCAATTACTTTTTAGGCTTTGTTGAAACTCTTATTGGCTTTTTACCAGGTCCGCCACCGGTATCTTTACCACCTCTGCCTTGCTTTCGCTGTGCTGATCTTTTTCTTGATACTGCTGATTTCTTTTGCTTTTTGCTCATTGAACGAGCCTTGGATGCTGGAACGCATTTTGCGTAACCTCTTTTGGAACCTGAAGTGCCGCATTCAGGGTGTCCACCGCCTTTTTTCTTTTTGGCAATGTTGACCCATTTCTGTTTAAACCATTTACGTAATCCGCCTTGGTACTTTCTTTCATTAAGCATTAAGTCGCCACAATTAATACAATAATCAAAATCATCAACTAGATCTGATAAATCATAATCCGGTTTAATAGCACCATGTTTTTTCTTAGCAATCATGTCCATTTGCACTGCAACTTTAAAGTCAAAATCTGTAACGTCTTTTGTACGGTGTGTATAAATTTTCACAAGAACTTCATCATAGAATATGCCAAGATCAGCATGATGATCAAGTTCTTCTTGTGGTTTTACTGTGTCAATTAAAAATTTAATTACTTGAAAATAGTTTTCAAATTTATATCTTTTTTGTAGACTATTGTCTTTGTATTCCCAATCAGGTAGATATTTTTTTCTTAATTCTTCAATAGTTTTTTGATCTAAATTTTTATACTGTCTGTCTGCAGACTCATCCATTTGTTGTCCCATCATTTGCACAGGTTTATCTGCAAAGTTTTCAATGTTTGCAAGTCCTCTGGATCCTGCTGAAACAGGAGATTGTACCTGTTCTCCTGAACTAACATGACCTCTCTGTTTCAATTGAGATAGATTTTGATAATACTGTTTAAAATTCCATGGTATCATAGCAATATTTATTTCCAGATCACCATCTTAAATCTTTCTTTTTCAATGCCAAAAAACTTTGTTTTGTAATCGCTTTGTTCAAAAAAACCTAATTTGTACCATTCTTCTTTACGATCTAGTAGTTGTTTGGCCATTT